ATCAGGTTCAGCCGCTGGTCGGATGACAAGTCGCGGATGGTGCCCTTGTGTTCGCCGGGGTCGTAGCCCATGCGGGCGTGAATGTCCTTCAGCTTGGCGCGGGCCGTGCCGATGTCCAGGCCTTCGGTGTAGACCCCGGCCGGTGCGCTTGGGTCGAGCTTTTGCTGCGGGGCCAGGATGTCGTTGATCACCGCATCCAGCTCCTTCAGGTAGGCCGCGTTCGCCGTGCGTGCGCTGAACCTGGCGCGGGCCTTCAGGGATGCGTCCAGCTTCTCCAGGTCTGCACTCGACAGGGTGGTGGGGACGATCCGCTTGACCTTGGTGCTGTCCAGGGCCTCCTCGAAATCAACAGGCTGGTCGAACAGGTTGCTCATTGCGTCAGATCACCGCCTGGTTGTCTCCCTTCCACATGCTGGTGCGTGCGACGATGCTCGGTTTCGGTGAACCGATGACCTCGTCCTCGGGCGTGATTGCTTCCTCGATCTCAAAGTCACCACGCGCCACCGCCTGCAGCAGCATACGGCCTTCCCTGGCTGCGTCCTTGCGGACACCGTCGGGGTCGATGATCACGCCACCGGCTCGGGACATGATCTGCATGATGATCAGGGCGACCACGGCGCGGATCAGTTTGCTCGGGATGGTCAGGCCGTCCTCCAGGGTGAACTGCTTGGCGATGTAGCCTCGCGCCTCGTCCACAACGTCGGTGATGGTTTCGGCAATGGGGTCGTCGTCTCCGACTCCCACAACTGCCGCACGAAACGCGCTCAGTTCTGCATCGCTGAGCTGCCTTTCGATGTCCGCTTCGGTAATCGTTCGCCAAGCCATGGCTACACGGAAACAGAAAAGGGGCACCCCGTCAATGCAGGGTGCCCCGTGATTCAGGTCCAGGGTCGTTTACGACGCCGAGACGGTGAGCAGTTTGCCCGCAGGGGCGTTGATCACCTTGATGTCCTCGGACCAGTCGAACTTCGCGATCTCCACACGGCCGTCGTCGCGGTCGTAGGAACCGGGCACCATGTATTGCCCCGCCAAACGGAACGTCTTCATGAAGCTCGGGTCACGCCGGGTCGGGGACTCGCGCCGGGCGAAGATCAGGACGGCCGCATCGAGCAAAAAGCTCATGCTGGATGCCTTACCCTCGGCAGCGGTGTCCTCTACCATGTAGCTGCAGCGGACCTCGGGGTTGCCCAGGAGCAGACCGGAGGCCTGTTCCGTGGTCACGTTCGGGATCGCGCTGCGAACCGCGTTGGTGAACCGGGCACGCACCTTGTCGGCGTTCTTGAACAAACGCCAGGCGGTCGCACCGAACAGCACGCCGACACCCATGAGGGAACCGTAGGCTGCGGCCTTGATGACCTCCAGGATCTGTTCGTCGATGTCATCGACAGGGTCCGCGCTGCTGTCCCAGACCTTTGCGCTCGGGGTCAGGGCGGCAACGCCAGCGGCCAAGACGCGCTTCTCATGGGCCAAGGCAGAAACCTCGGCGATCAGGTCAGCACCTTCCTTGATCGCGGACTCAAGCTGCGCCTCTTCCAGTTCCTCCAACTTGTCGACCGGGAAGTCGAGAGCGTGCGGCTCGCAGTTGTAGGTCTGGTCCTCGGCGTCGAAGCTGAGTTCCGTTGCGCGTCCACCCAGGCCACGCAAGGTGTCCGGAATGTGAAAGCGGTGTTTCTCGTCGTATTTCTTGTACCGGCCAACGGAGGTCGGAACCTCCACGGTCGGGGCCAAGAAATCGGCGACCGGCTGGATCGCGGTTTGTGCCGCGCCCTGGGCGTATTCCCGAATGATCGGGTTGGAACTGAGGTCGGATAGTCTTCCCATCGTCTTATTCTTTCGTTCGTGGTTGTTGTCGGTTTGTTGCCGTCGCTAGGTCAGCCCCTGCTTACACGGTGGTGACGGGGGGACCGGCCACGCCGGACAGTCCGACGATGATCCAGCCGACCGTATCGTCGACGTATTCCAGTTCAGCCCGGTCCCCGGCATCCGCGAACTCGATGGTCGCCCATCCGGTTGAGGTGGCAGGGGTCAGGGTTCCGGCACCGCCGTCGACAACCAGCGTGATGCTGAGTCGCTGCCCGGCAACGCCGTCTGCGAGGGTCAGGGCCTCGACCCCGCCCGTGGTCTTGCTCACGTGCCGGTGGGTGACCGGGATGACGAGCGTTGCACCGGCCACGGCGACGTTGCCGCCACCGGGAACAGTGACCTGACGAGGGTCAGGGCGCACGCGGACCAGGGCACCGGCGTCGGCGTCCTTGTCGGCGATACCCGGCGAGAACACTTCCTCGGGGCCGGTTGCGCTGGACGAACGGAGCGCACGCACCTTGCCCTTGTCGGCAGCGGTGGTTACGTCCGCGAGTTCAACGCGCTGGCCCGCCTGGATGCCGTCCTTCGCGACTAGGAACACGTTGCGGTTGGGGTTGAGCGGCCGAACATCGGACGCTTCATCTTCGCCCAGGCCGTTCTCGACGACGTAGAGGGCGCGGTCACTTTGTGCGGTGGGCAGCAGAACTTCCGGTGTGTTGGCGTCCTTGCGGGACATCTTGACCAGGTAGCTCTCCTTGCCAACGAGGGTCTCACCAGAGTTGACCGGGTAGATGCCCTCCTGCGTGTTGCTTTGGAGTGGATTCATTGGATCTTATTCCTTCGGTTTTTGGTTTCGGGGTTGGTCCCTTCGGGTCTTCCTCTGGGGTGATTCAGATCTGCTCGACGACTTCTTTCTGAGCCATTGCGAACGCACGGCGGTAGGGCACCCGCAGGCTGGCCTGCAGTTCCTTCGCCCGGTTGGCGATCTTGTTTGCATTGGTGGTCGCCTGGGTGCTGGCCTGGTCCTTGGTCAGCTCGGGCGCGGCGGGCCGCTGTTCGCGGTTGTAAACCGGCGCAGGCCGGTTCGCCTTGGTCGTCGGTTTCTTCGCCTTGATGGCCTTCAGGAGCTTGATCGTGCCGGTGCGGTTGGCCAGGAGCTGCCTGCGCATTTCCTGGGGGTCACCGATCACGGATTCATAGTCCTTCAGATCGCGCTCGACCAACTCGTTCAGCATTCCGCTGTTGCGGTTGCGAAGCCGGTTGACGTATTCGTCCTTCTCCTCATCGTCCATGTTGGCGATTTCCTCGTCGGTCGGGTCGTCCTCGCTGTTCATCACCTTGTTGGGGTCTTCTTCTTCCCCAGGGGTGGCCATGTTGGCGGTGGGATACTCAAGCTCCTTCGGGTCTGTCTTGGGCGGCGTGGGTTTTTGCTGCTGCGCCATGTTGGACATGGTGCCATCGACAGCGGCCTGAACCTGCTCGTCGGTTGCCTCTGGTGGGAGACCGAGCAGGGACAGCAACATAGTTCTGTAGTCCATGGTATTTTGGTTCCTTACGGGTTTGCTCGCTCCGCAGTTGGGTTCCACTGAGCGGTTGTCGTTTGACAAGGGCACCATGCCCTTGAGGTTGGGGTCATTGGTCAACGCCAGGCTGTCCAGGCGCAGGGGACGCAGGCGACCATTTCCTGCATCCTCCATCTCGTCGCGCAGCCATACCGGCGACACAAGACGATAGTCTCCGTTCTCGACTGCCTCCCGGCCGGTCTTTGACCAGCGGATGCGTGCCCAGAGTCCATTCGGCCGGTTCTGCATCGCGGTGATCCAACCGGCTGCACGGCTCTCATGGTTCACGTCCAGGCTGAAGTGGTCGAAGTCGACCAGCACGCCTGGGAAGTTGGGTTCCTTGGAGGCTTTTCGGAAAGCGTTCAGCATTGCACCCATCGCTTGTTCGTCGAGTAGTTGTTCGGTGCCGCTCTCTCGGTGGGTGAACTGCCCCTTGGGTGCGATGTGGTACCAGCCGTCTTTCGGGAGGCTGAACCCGTCCTGGGTTCCCTGGTCCCGATTGATCAGGGTGCACTTGCCAGTCATGCAGTCGGACCGGCCTCGGTTGGCGATCTTCCGGTTGCGGAGTAGGGCGCGGGCAAGGCGGGCCTGATGAGATTCGTTCTGTGGCGTTGTGGCGGGCTTGGGCTGTGGTGTGCCCTGGGAACGGTTGCGAAGCCGTGTCGCGCCCGTGGGGACGCCGGAACCGGCCCCCTGGTTGATCGTGGGGGCAATGGAACGGGTCTCCTGGTCCACGGGCTGCGTGATCGACCGGAATCCGGTCGTTCGCTGTGGGCCTTTGAATGCCGTCTTCTTCATGCTTCTGCAGTTTCCATTCCGTTGAACAGTTCGGCCGTCATGGCTCGCTCCATGACCTTTGCGGACTGCGGTTCGGTGTTGATCTGCTCGAGTATGGCGGGAAGCTCGGCCTTCAACTCTCGGAGTTTTTTATCACGTTCACGCACATCGTCAATACGCATTATTGCCTCGATCCGGTTGCGGACCGGCTCCAGGTCGTGCGCCATCGCTTCACCTACCTGGTCTCTTGCGGTGCGTTTAATTCGTTCCCCGGCCTCCAGTTGGCTCGACCGCTCTATGGCGCGGAGTTGGTTCGCAAAGAACCGTTCCAGCTTGGCGGCGGTCTGTTGGTGGCCCTGGGGAACCTCCTTACATACTTCCCGAAACAGTTCCATCGCACGCTTGTTGCGGAACTGCAGCCCTGGGGCGGGGCTGAGATTCGCCCCGGCTTGCGCCGGGACTGGGCTTGGGGCTGCACCGGGGAATCCGCTTTCCATGCCAGGACCGCCCGCCGCGTTCTCCTGACGGGTCAGCTTCAGGCCCGTTTTCTCCGACACCTCTGCGGCGTCGGCCTGCAGTCCTGCGCCCGAAAGTGCGACGACGTTGTCGACCAGCTTTTGCGTGTCCTCCACGTCCTTTGCCGCAAGCTCAAAATAGACAAACGGCTCAGGGGCATGTGGGAACTTCTCCATGATGTGGAGGTCAAGCAGTTGGGACTGAATGATCTCGCTGATCTCTGCAGCCTCCGCAATGGCCAGTTCGTCGAACGTGTCCATGTGGGAATCGCTTTGCCCGCTCCCCAGGCCGGTCGGTTCGTTCAGGACGGTCAGTTTCCCGCTTGTCCCGGCCAGGACAATCTGCTGGTCCTGATAGTCGACATGGTCACGGAACGGGTTCATGCCGCGCTCACCGTCCTTGATGGTGGCAACGGTGGCACCGTTTGGCAGGACACCGCGTGCGTCACTGATCACTTGGTCGGCGAAGTCCTGCCACTCGGCAATGTTCTTGTTCTGGCTGCTGTTCTCCGGTAGCTGGATGAAAATCGGGGGGATGCCAAAGGTCTCGATGAACCCGTCCCAGTCTTTCTGCGACAGGTTCTTGCGCATGTGGGCGATGGCGGCGATCTCGTCAATGGGGTCGTCCACTTCTCGGATCACGAAGCCCACCGGATTGATGGGTACCCCGTTGTTGCTGTTGGCGAGCTTGTCGAACCTCCAGCGGTTGTCAGGGAACCGCTTGCACCAATGCCAGTGTGGGACCGGCTCCAGGTGGTAGGGCAGGCCGTCGTTGTCCCAGTGTTTCTCCAAGTGGCTGAACCCTCGGAACTCCGCCAAGGCCAGGTGGTCGATGGCTTCCTTCAGGTTGTCGATCCCCTCCAGAAGCTCGCGAGCATAGGCTGCTTGGTCCTCGGCCATCTGCTTGAACTGGAACTTCACCCCGGTTGGGTCCAGCACGTCGCTGTTGATCTTGATGTCCCAGTCCAGTTTCTTGATCGCGGCCTGTCTGCGCTTCTTGACCGCTCGCAGGGTGGCGTCCCGTTTCTCGATGAATCTGAACAGCCATTGCAGTTCGGAATACCATCCGCGCTCAGCCGCTTCCAGCAGGTAGCCGACTCGCAAAATGGTCAGGCCACGCAGCGGGTTGAACTGCTGCCGCCAGACCATGAAACGCTTCTGATACAAGTTCACGCTTCAGGGAGTAACATTCGGGGCACAGCGGGTCAAGTGTAGCTTCGGTCCCGCCGCTTGCTCAGGGATCGGCCCCGCCGCCCTGGGGTGCTGGTCGGGATAGGTGGGTTCACCTCGCTCGCAAGGTAGTTGAAGGCCCCGCTCACACCGTCCACCTGGTCGTCGTTCTCGCTGGCTGGGAAGGCCTCCAGCTCCATCTCGAAATCGGGAATCCACGGGCCGCGCACCAGGAACACCTTGCCCTCCTTGGCAGCGGCAAACAGGCTCAGGCACCGGGTTAGCTTGTCCTTGTTCACCTTCACCGATACGCACGGCACCTGGGGCGGTAGGACTTCGACCAGGTTCTGCCGGGCTGCTTCGAATCCACCCACGGCCTCCATCGCGATGACGTGTTCCTCCTGCTGCGCGATCTCGGCGATCTTGTCCCGTGCGACCGGCCAGGTCCACTTGCCCTTGGTGATGCCGAACACGTAGAAGCGGCCGTCCCGGTCCATCGCGCACCTGGCTCCCGCGGTGAAGTCGTTCTCCTCTTTTTCGTCGGTGGCCGTGTCCCAGAAGCGCACCCACCGCAGGCCCTCGATGGGCATCTCGTCGGCGTTGATGTGCTGCAGCCATTCTAGCTTGCAGTAGTTGCCGCCCTTGATCACCGGTCGCTGCCGATACATGGCGGTCCAAATGTAGTCCAGCATCGTGGCTTGGATCAGCTTCAGCTCCTTCAGCGGCCAGCGGTTCGGGTCCAGGGCCTCCCCTGGCTTGCGCCCCATTAAGTCACCTTCCTCAGCGATGGCGGGCAAAATGATCTCCTCCCAAGTCTCGGAGTCGGGGTCGATGTCCGCGTCCTCTAGTCGGGCCTTGATTTCTTCCTGGCGCGACGGGTCAAGGAAGCGGCCGACCAGGTCATCTTTGTGCCAGCGGGTCATGATGATGATCACCACGCCCCCTGGAGACACACGGGTTCGGCCGGTCGACCAGTACCAGTTCCAGATGCGTTCACGTTCGCTTGCGCTGTGGGCGTGCGCGTAGTCCTTGAACGGATCGTCAACAACCAGGACATCGCAGCCTCTGCCGGTCAGTGTGCCCTGGGTGCCGACTGCCAGGTATCGCCCACCGTCCTGGGTTTGCAGGTCGTTCTTTTTCTGGGTGTGCTTGGACAGCCTGCTGTCGGGGAACGTCGCCTTGTATTCGGGCGAGCGCATGATCTCACGGCACTCGACGGCGTGATCCTGGGCGAGGTCGCCCGAGTGCGAGACCATCGCGAACTTGAGGTTGGGTCGCTTGCCCAGTGCCCAGGCCACAAACTCGATGGCGGTCAGGCGGCTCTTACCGTGCCGGGGAGGCACCGAGATGATCACCCGCTTGTGGCCCTTGGCTGAGTTTGGCCCGATGGAATTGAAAACGTCGTGCAGGACTTCGGCCAGGAACTCATGGAAACCGCTGACCTCGTAGGCCGGGTCATGCAGCTTGGTGAAGGTCAGCAGGTCGTTCTGCGCCTTGGTCCGTATCCGGCCTGCCGTGGTTGGGACCGGCTCAGTGGTTGCCGTTCCCGTTGCCATTGCCATTGCCGTTTGATCCGTTCCCGTTGGCCCCTGGTCCGATGCGCCTCGCCCGGTCCCAAGGATTCAGCCCGTGCTTTCGCCGGACTTCTCGCTCGATGCTTTCCTCCAGGACAGCGATCAGGTGCGGGGCAGGCAGCACCTCGTCCAGGCTCGGCGGGGTTTCGATCTCCAGTTGCTTGGGCGCGTCCAGGCCCAGGAGTGCCGCCTCGCGCTCCATCGCCTTCAGAATGACCATGTGCCACCTGGGGTCCGCCAGGCGTTCCTCGTTCTCCACGGATGCGAAGCTCTCCCGGCCCTGGGTTGCTCCCTGCTGCCCCTGGTTGCCCCCCTGGGGCGTTCTGTCCTTCCACCCCTGCTTGGAGGACTTGCGGGGCGTTGTGGACTGTTCCAGGCGAAGCCATGCGTCCCGTTGCAGTTCCTGCAGGGCGACCAGTTGCCGGTTCTTGAAGGTGGTTGTCACATTGACCGCCTGCTGCTTCCACTCGGCTTCGATGAGCTTGGCGTCCTTGGCGACCATCTGCTGGCTGATTGAGTAGTTGCGATTCTCCGCAAGCCATTGCGCCACCGCAGCTTGGGTCATTCCTCGAGCCAGCAACCCGGCGATGACCGGCAGGTCGGCCTTGCGCTGGGCTGGGGTTCGCTTGTGGACTGGGCTGGCCATCGTCTTACAACTATTGCAACAACTACGCGGGCGATCAAGCCAATGGGCGGCACGTGGCCTGCACCTTCCCATCTTCGGTGCCCTTAATCTCCACCTGGATAATCGGGATCGTCTCGCTGTTCACCACCGCAACCAGGCGTTCGCGCATCCACGCACCCACGGGGTTGCGCTCGATCTCCCTGGTGATGGACTCCACCGGGACGCCCTCACGTTCTGCCCATGCCAGGGCGTGTTCGGTTGCCTGCTGGTTGATGGTGCCCAGGACGCGGTTCATGGTCTGCAGGGCCTGCATCTGCATCTGCTGCAGTTGGCTCCCTACATGCCGAAAGCTCGGGTCAGCAAACGGTCCAGGAATTCCTCGCTCGATGCTGGGCTCTCCAGCTTGCGCTTCGCCGCCCGCAGGCTGGCTTGGTGGTGCTTGTTGAGCGGGATCTTCAACAGGATGTCGGACTCGCCCCTTGCTTGCGTGGTTTTCGGCTGTGCCGCTTTTGGTTTCGGTGTTGGTTTGTATCCCTCCCATGAGAATCCTTTCAGTGCTGCGATGCCTTGTCGTTGTTCGTCAGTGAAGGGCATTGCGGCTTGAGGCATCACCCGGTCCAGCTCTGCCAGTCGAGTCGCCAGTTCGATGTCGTTTGCGTCGTGATTGGTCTCGTTCGTGATGATCGCAATCTGCTCCGCTTCCTCGGTGTCGATCTGACCAAGGTCGAAGCACATGGCTTTCTTGAGGCCCACACGGCGCATGGCCTGCAGGCGGTGGTTTCCGTTCACCACCTCCCAAGTGCCGTCCCCCATGTCCCGCACGATCAGGTTCTGCACCTGGCCGTCCTCACGGATTGCTTGCTCCAGGCGTTGGGCCATGAAGGCATCGTCGTCCTTGTAGTTCCAATCGGCCGTGCGGAGCTTGTCCAGGTCGATCCATCGTTGTTGCTCAGTCTGCATTGATCACCTCCAGTGCCTTGAGGAAAAAGGCCTCGTCGTCTTCGATGCCCGCCTCCTGCTTGGCGATGTCCCAGCGGTCGGCCAGTTCCCCGGTCAGGGTGGCGTCGAAGGTGGGGTCTCCCGTGGCTTTGTCCTTCTTCAGTTGGCCGGTGCCTGGGTTGGGTTTGTAGTCCTCGAAAGTCATGGATGCCATCGCGGCCATGTCGTTGATCTGGTCGGGCGTGTAAGGCATCGCGGCCTCCAACTCCCCCATGCCGGTCTCCTTCATTCTGGCGACAGCCCGGTTCAGCTTGATGTCGTTGCTGGGGAAGCGGGTGTGGTTCAGCTTGATTGCCTGGGCGATGGCGACCTCCCGGTTCACCCGGCCCAGGTTGTAGACCCATACCTGCGCCCCTGGGGTCATGAGCTGCAGCCGGTGGTTGCCGTTGCAGACCTCCAGCTTGCCGTCCTCCAGCTCTCGGACCAGCAGAGTCTCGATCTGTCCCAGGGTCTTGAGGGATGCGGCCAGGGTGCCCTGCAGTCGCTCGTTGGTGGTCTTGTAGTTCCAGTCGGCCGGAACCAGGTTTTCCACATGCACGTTCAGGTAGCCCGTGTCATAGGTGGCCTCGGCCGGGGAACATCCGTCTTTAGTGTCGTCAGTCATTGCGCTTGCTCAGTTTCAAGTAAATCAGAGTGCAGACCACGCCGCCCAAGAACTTGCTCCCGGCCTGTCCGGCGCAAAGCATCAGGCTCGGGTCATCGAAGGCCAGGAAGGGGAACACCAGGCTGTCAACCGTGGCGGCGAACAGGTTACTGACGTTCATCTTGAACCACCTGGCTGTGTGGGGGCCGCACATGGCGTAGACGACGGTATTCATGATCATGGCGCAGGCGAACGCGACCGTGCTTGCTAAGGCGATTCGGCCGGCGTCCTGGTTGACCAGGTAGGTCAGCACTGATCCCATGGAGACCAGGCCAAGCATCTTTGCCCAGAGTCCCCGGCTCTCCCATCTGCGGTGCAGGACATCCCGCACCAGCATGTCGAAGGGAATGAGAATCCAAGCGGTCAGGAGCAGGGCGGGCTGACCCCATTCTTGGACGGCCAGATTTGCGCCCAGGATCGCGCCCAGGAAGGCGAGAACCAGGGGGGCCGCTGTGAGCAGGCCCCCCTGGTCGTCCGATTGCTTAGAACGCGAATCCGTCATCCCATCTTGTGGGCTTTCAGGTGCGCCAGGTGGGTGTGGGCCTCTCCCGTGGTCTTGCAGGCTTCGGCCTGGTCGCAAAGTCGGCGCATGTCCTTCACCCGGGCAGTGAAGACACCACCCCCGGCTTCCAGCTTGTTCGCTTCGCTCCGCACCCGCTCGATCTCGCCCTTGAGTTCGTCGGACAGGGCCGCGTCGGCTTTGGAAAGCTCGGGGTCAGGG